ACTTCCCCAGTAACTATTGATGACTTACCTTCTACCTCGTTGCCATAAGGCTTACGTAGGTAAAAGTCCATAGAGGTGGCACGGTCTTCAACGGTTTCTGTTTCCAAGTAACCGATGGAGTTGTCAATCTCTGTGGAGATAATCGTCTTTAGTTCTAATTCATCCATATTTACACTACCCATTTAGTATTTACGTTAAGTGGCTGAGTCCATGACGAATCAGGTTCGTTTAAGCCTACTGCTAAATATCTGAAAGCATCTGACCCGTGTGACGCAAAATCGTGTAAAGGTGTGTCAAAGAACACGTTACGCTTTTCATCATACACTCGTCTATAGTTTCTTAGACAGTCAATGCCTTGCTTTGTTGTTTCTTTATTAAACCAGCATCTAGGTAATAAACGCCTAACTGATTGTATCCCATCTGCTACTGATAGTTTAGGTGCAATGATTATATCAAGCCCTGACTCCATCAACATCTCTTTACGTGACCGACCAGTTCCTAGTTCTCTTACTTCAACGTCATGCGGCAATATATGTGTGGCCTTATGCCAGTTGTTATCACGTAGCCAGTTTACATACCACTCTAGCGATTGACTGTGATTCTCTACATAGTCCACTAGCCTTACTTCTTTACCTACTACTTGTGCCACCCAAATGCTGGTGGAGTCTGACATACCCAAGTCCCAGGCTGTATATGTATTGCTTAAATCATCTCTAGGCACTACACCAATGCGATTAGCTTCTTCAGCCTCATTCATTAGCTTGCCGTAGTAACTGCCTTCTACCGGTGAATCAAAGCTACACTCAAACTCTTGAATGTATTTGTCTTCGCCCATCTCGTTCTTGGCTGATGCTAACTCTTGTGCATCTAGTAAACCTGTTTGGCTTGCCTTGAACTCTAGCAGCTTCCAACCATCTGCTGTTTCTGCCCTATCTCTAAACTCTTTAAAATGGTTGTTGCCTTTTGGCGTGCCTATAAATAAGCAGTAACCTTTTCTATCCGCTAAAGCTGGCCTGATAATCTCATTCCATATCTTTGGGTTCTGGTCACCAATCTCATCTAGCACTACGCCATCAAAATACTGGCCTCGTAAGCTGTCACCATTCTCACTACCATACAGGCTAATACGTCTGCCCATAAAGTCTACTCGTAACTCAGCGATGTTTACTGTTGCACCTAATGGTCTTGTGAACTCTACTAGGTAATCAAACGCTACTCGCTTGGCTTGGCTATATGTCGGTGCTATGTAAGCATAACGAGGATTAGCCTGTGTATTCTTTAACGCACTATGTATGAGTTGGTTAATAGCTGCTACTGTCTTGCCCATCCTACGATGCGCTACACATACTACAAACCTGTTATCTCGTACTGCCCTGTGTATCTGATTCTGTGGGTCACGTGGTTCGTAAGCAAGTTTAATCGTGGTCATTGATACCTGTTACTATATTAATGACTAAGTCCTTGCCTTCAGCACCGCTTAACTCTGTTTGTATCGGCAATATCTTTGCGTAAATGTTATAGAAGTTATTGGGATTATCTACTGCCCACACTTTCATGTGTTCAACACCGCCAATGCCTTCAAATACTGCGATTACATTATCTTTAACTGTAGCTGATATTTTGTTAGGTGTTCCTGGCTTTCTACCAGAACCTTCACGCTTACCGCCACGATTTGATATTTCGTCTACTTTTTCAAACTCTGCCATGTTTATGTGACTCCATAATGGGTGGTCACCCTGTTGTTGTTAGTTAATCAGTTAGTAATCCGTTGCGTTCAAGTATTTTAATTTTTTCTGGGTCAAATACAACTGTATTAATTCCACCAACCGGTGATGGATATCTAACTCCATTAATACCGTTTAAAAGCATAGTTTTTTCTGCTTTACCTACACCACCTAAAGCCTTAAATAATTTACTACTTGATAATTCGTATATTGAATTTAAATTAGCATCAGGATTTTTAATTTTTTCTATTTCTAAAATTTTATTTAATGATTCTTTATTTTTATTTGCCAAATCAATTACATTTTTATTTTGACTACCAATTGAATCTCCATATCTAATCATGCTAGGTATTAATTCATCAGGAATGTCAACTTTATATAAATTTCCATTTGGTGTTATTTTATTATAATCAATTTTACTAATAGCTTCTGGAGTAGATAACCCAGAACTAATAGCATCGTCTACATTCCCTTTAGCTAAAAACAAAGCATAAGCTGCGGCATCTTTTGAATTTCTAGGACTATCCCTATTCATTAATTTGCCATTATAATTTATAGTTCCTGAACTTCCAGAAGTCATATATCCTTTGGCTTCTTTTGGTAATTCTGATGTGTAAACACCTTCACCAAATAAATTTTTCCCAGAACCAGTACCAGTTTTTTCTATATTAAACTTATCAAATTTATAAGGGCTACCATGAAATGCAGTAATTGGCATTTTAATATCTGGTGCTATCATTCCCATTACACCAGTACCTTCATAACCTTGTCGTAATGCTTCTTTTCCTAAAGATTTAGCAGCTTTACCTGTAGCAATCGCAGCAGGTTTAATCATAGGAATCATGCTGGCTGCATCAATAAATCGTTCGTCTGGCAAACCATCACGCATCATTGGCTTACCTTGACTAAAGTCTTGTACTAATGACTGCGTACCAGTAAGACCAATTAAGTCAGCAATAGATTGACCACCTACTAATGGCACTCGTTTGTCTATAGCATAATAATCTAATGGTTGTTTTATTGCGTTTAAGCCACTAGCAACGAATGAAGTTACTGGTTCAGGCTTATTTAAGCCCATCATTGCTTGGAACTGGTCACGATTAAGCGCCCCATTTGACATGAGGGGCTTGTTCATTACCTTTTTAACGTAATCGTTCCATGCCATAAATATCTACCAATGATGTATTGCGTTTATAACGAGTGTAACGTTAGCTATTACAGCTAACAGTATTATTGCCCAATGGTCGTTCATTTGCTTAGTATTTCTTAGGTGGCTTCTTGCCTTTAGATTTGCACGCCATTATTTCTTACCTTTGGAGTATTTAGTCATAGCTGTATCAATCATCTTGTCTGTGCTGTTTTGCTTTGTTGGAGTTGGTGTGCGTGATTTGCCACCTGACCATAGCTTGTCTATCTTTTCAGCAATCTTATTCATGTCACGCATAATTAATCCTCCATCTCAAATTCTTTGGCTTCCCATACAGAACATAGACGGGAGTTATGGCAAATAAATTCCAACTTGTTACACCATCCACGTTGGGCTTGACCATCGTATAGGTCGTATTTGTTTAATGGGATTTCTTCCATCATCTCAAGCATTGATGGTGTGTTTTCGTAGTAACTGCAATTGCCGCAGCGTTGACGTTTAGCTTCGTCTGGAGTGATTCTGAATGCCTTGGCCATCTTTGACCAGTATTCTTTGTTAGGTAAGTCTGGGTTTAATGGCCCAAGAGAATAGTTTTTAATGGCATTTTCTGTATTTGCGTCGTTCTCTTTAACAGATACGATACCTTCTTTAATGTCCAATAAGCCCATAACTATCCTTAAAAAAGTAGGAGGTTCTCGCAACTAGACTACCTCGGAGTCTACCCTATCACGTCTGAGGGGCAATGATTGCTTTCTAGCGATGTACTGTCGCCGGAATAAAAAAGTAATGCAAAATCGCACTACTATAAATCTTTACGTGACTATATCATATCCTTTACTTTGCGTCAATACAGCGTAAATCATGCTTTTCAGTATTGTGAAATGTTTATAAAAGCGCAGAATGTAAACACGTACACACCTATGTGTACACTAAACAGGAGAATTTAATCATGTGGACATCACCAGCAGCTACGGAGTTAAGGTTCGGTTTTGAAGTAACCCTCTATGTTATGAACCGATAGTAACATATTTGTTATTATTTACTCCCCAGTCTAGCTTTCTGCTGGGCTGGGTTCTTCGCTGTACTCAAACTCAATTAGCATCTCAATAAAGTGCATAGCCTTCTTTAAGTCTTCTAGCTTGTTCTTACTCCGATGTCTGCATAAATACTTAATGGCTGTGGCCTCTAGGTACGGAATGTTATTGCGATAGCAAAACTCTGCTGGCTGTATTGCAAAGCCTTTGTAATGACTACCACCGTGTTGTTTGTCTAGTACACTCATTACCAGTCACTCGCTGACATTGTTGAACCACTTACATGGTTTTTAGGTGATTTCATGTTAGCCCTGTCTATTGCACGTTGGTTCATGTATAGCTTAGTCAAATTTCTGTCATCAAAGTTAATTACCCTTGCACCAGGTATTGTTGCTTCATTTTCACTAGCCTTGGTTTTGTATTTTCTTGGTGACACGTATTCTAATGCTTCTTCGTAACTCATTAGCTTAATGGTGACAAAGCTATAATACTTGCGTGTACTGGTATCGCTAATAACAATGCTTTTCAAATAGCCACGAGCCATTAAACTTTTAATTGTATTAGACGCAGTATTCTTATCAGCATCTAAATGTTGCTTCATGTCCGTTAAAGTCTTAGGCAATACGCAAAATTCTAAATATACGTTATATCTAGCAACCATCTCTTTTGCCAACCTGTCCAGCTTTAATTCTTGTTGTGCATACGAGTCTGCTAACTTTTTATCTCTATATGCTTGTTCTGCTGCTTTGGCTTCTTCTTGTGTCTTGTAATCACCGATATGAATTATTTGGCAATCTGAATCCCTAGCTGTTACTACCCATGCGTCTACTTTCTTACGAAAAACTATCATAATAAACTTCTCACTTTCTCTAATAATTCTATTTCTGTCCCGAATTGAGACTCAAATGCTAACCGACCTGCATGGTAAGCAACTCCGTGTCCACCAGTCCGATGATGCGTTGGGCATAGTGGTATTGCGTTCTTATAATCGTTTCTCATTCCTAGGCCCATTCCTGTGCGTAGGTGATGTATCTCTGCTGGCATACGACAAATAATGCAGCCAAGTTCTGCAACACGATTAAGGTATTGTTTCTCAGCCTTGGTCATTAAACACAAATCCAATGCTTCCAGCCCATATTTCAATATCATTTTGGAATTGAGCCATCTCTGCCGTAGACAGTTTGGTTGTACTCTTAATGACTTCAATTGTTTCGCCATTGACTACAGACTGGCTGCGTAAAAACTTCCAGCCCATCAACTCATGTATCTTGTCCGGTGATTCGCCAATGTAATCGCCAATCGCGCCATACAGTTTCCATAAACGTGAGTTTTGTTCTAGGTTACGTGTGTGTGATTTGACTGTTACGTTAGCTACGTAGCCTAGCGATAAATCTAATGCCTTAATCTTTTCAAATAGGTAAGGTAGGTTACTGCTACTAATGTTAAAATTCTTAACTTCCATTTTTAAACATATCCTTTATTTTTTGTCGTGACTCCGTAGAAGTCTTAACTTTTACCGTGTCTATTTTGTCTTGCTTTATTTCACCAGTTATTACCCTAGTACCATCTGTTGCACGAAACTTACCAGTAAATCCTGCAGCCTTCATGCGCTTAATCCATTCGTTACATGAAATTTCAGTCAAGAATTTTTATCCTTTAATGCTTGTTCAATAGCACGAGCAAAGTCAAGATATTTAATAGAAGTTTCACCCTTTGATACTAATAATTCTGATAATTCATCATCACTTAATCCTTGCCATGATGGTGCAGGGTGGGTGTTAGTTTCATTGGGTGCTTTAGGCAATGGCATCCAATGAGTAAACGCATTAAAATAAAATTTATCTACATTTTCAATAATAATTGAAGTTAAAAAATATTGTTTTTCGTGATGTTTATCGTAAGTTAAAACCTCAATATTAACTGGCGGCAATTTATCCTTAACACTTATCCACGCAACGGGTTCTTGTGCTGGCTGTGATAACCCTTGCACATAAGTATCACGCAAGTATTCATCGTTTAATTCTGCAACACTTGGCTGTTCTAATGCTTCTTTACAGGCGGTAATTGCCATTAAAAAAGAAAAGTTATTTGGTAATGTCATTGCTTCAATCGCCATCTTTAATGCTTTGTCTTTAGTCATTGCGGTCTGTCCTCCTCATCAAATGTCATGTCACCATGTGGTATGTCATCATGCACAATCAACCCATCGTCATCTGCCTCAATAAAGCGTTGGCATATTACGCACCAGTAGCCATTATCTTTAGCCATATTATTGTCTGCCCATTTAGCTATTTGCTTACCACGTTCAAAAAACTTTTTAGTCATTAAACGTAGCATTTAATAAAACGTCTATGTAAGCTGGGATAGTAAACTTGCCAGACTCGTACTTAGCAATGCTATCTCTTGTCTTAAATATGCGTTTGCCAAACTCTTTCTGTGATAAACCTGTTTTACTGCGAAACTCTTTTAACTCTGTATGCGTCATTAATAACCCTTTCTGTTGTTGATGGAATTATTATATATACGCTGTATAAAATATGCAACTAATCTTTAGCATTTCGTTTAGCTTTCTCTAGCGTGTCGTAATAGCCTAAGTTTTTATTCATTTTACTTAGCCCATACTTAATGCCGGTAGGTGAAAAATATTTGGCTATAGTCCAGCTACCAGAACTAATGTGATATTTATCTTTTTCAATCCATTTCATGCGTATTTTTCTTTTAGTTTAAGCACAGCGTCATGCAATGTAATTCGTGAATTTGGTTCGTGCCATTGTTTTTTCCATCTGTATTTAGATACAAGAGAGTTACCTAGGTCAATCTCGTCATGGTCTACGTGTGATGTTAAAAATACAAACGACTGTTTACCTGTTTCATAACACATATCACATAATCGTTCTAAAGCAAGTTGCTGACCAAATGGCATTTGTGCATCAAGATATTTAGTTTCAATAAATATGTATAGCTTGTTGTTAAACTCCATAAAGGCATCTAAATCCATTGGAGTTATCTTGCCAAATGTCATATTGTCAAAATTGACAATGCTTCTCATGTGTTCACGATTGCGAATCATATTTATCCCCTAGAACTTTACGTGCTGCCTCTACTGAAGTGTCTGGAAAGTTTTGTGGGTTCTTTAATATTCGTTTAGCCCAGGCATGATAGTCAGTCTTTGGCTTTAATCTTTCGTGAATAAATAAAGCTAGTTTGTCAGCGTGTGCTTTATTGTCTTCATGGCTTACTGGTGGTGGTAACGCTTTAAAGTCTTGGATGTTATTTGTTATGCAATGCTTTAAAAACTCATCACAATTAGGTGCATATTGATACTTAGCATCTAATCCAGCTTTAATACGTTCTGCGCTTACACCAGCAAGTTCTAATGCCCATGTAGCCTTTGCATTAGCAATTCCAACATCCTCACCTGCATCGTTTACTTGACCAATCTTAAACTTGTCAAAGAAGTTATTACCAAAACGACCATGTAGTCGCATAAAGATACGTTCAACCCATTCTGCTGGTAAATTAAAAGTCTGCATTATTATCTCCAACTAATTTTATGTGTGCTGTTTGTTCTGCAATGTACTGTGGTTTAAATACTGATAAGGCTGCATTTAATGTTGATGCTTGCTTATCTTGTTTTAACCACGATGCTTCAAATCCAGTCCAACCTTTCTCACAACAAATAGTAATTGCTTTTTCTGGAGTTATACCTGCTAGTGATGCTTGCTTACATAATGAGTTATACATACGTTCCGTAAAAGGTGCTGCACGTTTACTTTTTCTGATAGCCTGATATTCAGTAAATAATTCCGCAGGAATTGGTGGTATGTATTTAATTGGTTTTTGGTTAATGGTTTCTGGTTTATGGTTAGGGTTACGAGTGGGTTCTTTTGGGTTAGCGAAATTAACCGACTCGGTTTTCTGTGGCTCTACGACTTGCTTTGGTGGCCTACCACCTTTGCTACCATTTTGTTTATTTGATTTAAGCATGCCATGATATTCTTCAATTTCAATATCAATACGCTTGTGAATGTATCCTTTATCAGTCAATTCAAAAAAATCAGATAATACGTTGATAACTAAATTAACCGAATCAGAACCCAAAGATAACCGACGAATAACCGACTGGGTTTCTTTCGGTATTGGTTGTTCATCTAAATAATACCAGTCTATAAGACTACGATAGATATAATGTTCAATCGGAGTTAGATGTGTAGTGTCTTTCCGATAGTCTGCTATATTAAATTTATAATAATGCATTTGTTTGCCCCATGAAAAAGGCTTCACCTGCTAACTCCACTTTTTTAAGGTGGTTGGAAGAACGGTCTTAGTAACCGCCAGTTAGCATGTGAAGCCCTACTAAAGTTAATCACTTCCAAGTGATAGTGTTACTTTAAACTAACTTTTACCTTCTTGCAAGTATTTTGTAATTGCGGTCTTAGCTTCATCAAATCCGTAGCAAACCACAGTCTTATAGTTCATGGCGTTAGCTGCTTCCATAAATTCTTTCTGTTTATCTGACATACTCCCTGACTTGGCCTTCATCTCTATAAACATTCCGTGCCATTCACCTTTAGCAGCCATTAAGAATAAGTCTGGTACGCCAGCCAATACTCCCTCTGCCTTTAACTTTACTGCCGTGACTATATGTCTAGCACCACCATTAGGTATAGCAAAAATGATATATTTTGGGTATTGCAACCTAAACCAATTAATAAGCATTACCTGTTCCTGGTGTTCAGTTATTTTCATAATTATTTTGACTATTTGTATAAAAAGTATTTACTTTTGTATTTTTATTATATATTGTAACGCTTGTAAGTTGAATAAATAATTTAAATGACACAGTAGGAGAATATATGACAATAAATAAAACAGATAATGAATTATGGGTATTACATTTAACTAATCAATTTTTTGTTAATAGATTTGACACAATGACTCAATGTAGAAACCGTTTTTTAAGCAAATTAAATAAAAATTTAACTTTTGATGATATGACAAATATGAAGCATTACCCAAAACCATGGGATAGCAACATGACTGTATTTGGGTATTTAACAGCCTATTACCCATCCATAGCCATAAGTTTAGAGAAAACAGATGAATATGATTTAATTACAAGACTTAAAATAGTTAAATTATTATTAAAATTAAACAAAGCTGTTCAACCGGTATCAAAACGTAAAAGAGAAAGATACGAAATAAAAAAAGATATACAAAAATCTCAAGCAGCAGCAATAGAGTATGTTAACTATAAAGAGTATAAATATAAATCCGAAGGTTATGCTTGGAATCAATGCAAATAAATGTAGAAAAAGTATTGCTTTATTAATTTAGATGTGCGATTATTACACATCGCAGCAACAAAGCGATTAACTTAATAGAAACGGTAAGGAGAAATAAAATGGACTATAACGCAGATTGGTATCCTGGTTGCACTAATGACCCAGATTGGCAAGACCGTGACAATCATAATGACAATACAGAAGAACGTATTTACGACCACATCACAGAAACATATCAAAAATCAGCAAACGATGTATTTTCAATCGTACTAGACTACGCTGACCAAGAAGCTATTGCACAAACTCTCAAAGCAATGGTTATTGCATACGACAATTCCTTAAACGCAGGTAGAAAAGTAGACCGTGAACAAAGCGCACAAGATTTCGTTGTGTTTGCTAAGTCATTTGCTAACGTATGTATATCTGCTATTCAAAGCGAGGCAGAAAAAAATGCGTGATTACAAAAACTACAAACCTAAGACAGACCTTACACCAGTTATAGAAGGCATTTGCTTTGTTGGTGCAATGTTATTGTTAGCGTTTTTTTATTTATTATTGGTGGCCTAATATGTCAGTTTCTTACGAACAAGAACGCAAGCAGCATATTGCTGACCTGCAAGCGCAGTTTACAGAGTATTTATATAACAATTACAGTATAGGCAATGGTGAACAGCTTATTCACATACTTGAGCAAGGTGATGCACTTGAAGGCTTTTTAGACCTTATGGGCTTACCAGAAGACACAGAGATTGAAATTTAGGAGAACAATATGTCAGTTTACAAAAAATTAAACAATGCACGTTTAGAATTACAGAACACAAAACTAAGCAAGTCTGGTCACAACAAGTTTGCAGGTTACAAATACTTTGAACTTGGTGACTTTTTGCCAACCATCAACAACATATTTAGTAAGGCTGGTTTATGTGGTGTTGTTAGCTTTACGTCAGACTTGGCAACATTGACCATTACAGACATTGATGACAACTCACAGATAACTATCACTAGCCCTATGGGTAGCGCAGCGTTAAAGGGCTGCCATGAGGTGCAAAATATCGGTGCTGTGGAAACGTACCAAAGACGTTACCTTTGGGTTACTGCGCTTGAGGTTATTGAACACGATGCGCTAGATGCTACTACAGGGTCAGAAAAGCCAGTAATACCAGAACTCAAGTCACCAGAGTACAGCAAGGAAGAAATGGATATTCTGCATAGTTTAGCTGAAGGCTTTACAGCATTTGTAGCTGACAACAATCATGCTGAAGCAAAGGTAACATGGGATGCGCTTGATAATGAGCAGAAGTCTGTCATGTGGGGTTTGTTAGACAGCAAGACCAGGTCATCATACAAAAAGTATTCTAGTTCAAACAAATAGGAGATTATTATGAACAAAATTTTAGTAGCTTTAGCATTATTAGTAGTATCAGTAACAGCTTACGCAGCCTGTACAACTCATACATTTATGTCAGGCGGTAAAATGGTAATGTGTACAACTTGCTGTGATAGTCTTGGTAACTGCAACACGAATTGCTTTTAAGGTGGAACACATGGTTATCAAGTCACTATATGGCTTAACCCCACCTAGCCAAAAAGAGGTGGCAGACCGTGATGCTAAAGTAGCGCAAGCTATAAAAGAAATGGGTCACAAGTATTTACTTTCAAAACCAATGCCTAGAATTAGGTAACAACTAAAGGAACTAAAATGAATAATCTAAACGCAACAGGCCGCCTGGGACAAGACGCAAAATTAAGTTACACGGCAAACCAAGACCCAATCTGCAACTTTTCGCTGTCATTGACTGCCGGCTACGGTGATAAAGCCACAACTACCTGGTTAAACTGCAACTTGTGGGGCAAGCGTGGTGAAATATTAGCGCCAATGCTTCTAAAAGGCACGCAGATAGGTGTTACAGGCGAGATTAGCCAAAGGCAATACAAAGCAAAGGATGGCACAGAGAAATCAAGCCTAGAGTGCCGTGTTAGTGACGTAACTTTGCTAGGTGGCAAATCTGAAGGTGGTGCAACTAAACCAGCAACAAAAGCTGACCCAATGGATGATGTGGACTCGGATTTGCCGTTTTAGCATACAAGGTCGTGTTATGAAAGTTAAATGGCACGACCTACTTTTAAAACCAATAAATTTATGGAGTCTACCTATGTCTAGCAACTCAATCACGGGCGATAGCTTAGTATCTAAAATTGGCAGCAAAGAACAGAAAGAAAAGTTTGACGAAGGCTTTGATAGAATCTTTAATAAGAAGAAAAAGCAATATAGTGAGGACTGGCAAGATTCAGAACGTGATAAGGCAATCGCACAAAATGGCAATACTGGCGAACACTACCAGGAGGTGAAAGATGAACAATAAATACAGCAGGGCAACAGTAGTAGTAGCGGTATTGGCTGCAATAGCAATCAGCGCAATATCTATTGGAGTATATAAATTGTTTTGCCTACAGCAAGGTGACGAGTGTGCTATCACAGTTCAGTTCAATGGTAGCAAAGCAACGTATCTAGGTAAGATTGTGTAAATGTACACGCTAGACTATATCTTGTGTTACAAAGAGGCTTTTATACTAGGTATTGTGGTAGGGCTAATAATATCTACATACTATTCTAAATATATATATAATAAACAAAAACATAGGAATACGTATGATAGATGATAAATTAGCGCAATTTGCTACAGACAGGCAATGGGAGTATTACTCAAAGTCTTGTGAACTAGGTTCTAATCGTGCAGCAGCCAAGCTTTTTAATGTATCCGCTACTGTAGTTGATGTATCTATTAGAAGTCTAAAAGCTAAAGCTGCATTAGCTGGTTACTCACCTAATCACGACATGACTAGAGTAGCGCCAGAGCCGTTTATAGTACGTGGTGTGTCTACTTACTATAACGCAGAAGGTAAAGCGTCTGGGCAATGGGTTAAGACTCGCGTACAGGACAGCAAGCTAGAAGAGATGGTGCGAAACTTTGTAGCAGATTTAGCAGAAGACATCAAAGGTCTAGCGCCAATCACACCAGCACCAGCAATCAGTTCTGACAACATTCTTACAGTCATTCCTATGGGCGACCCGCATTTTGGATTATATGCCTGGCATCAAGATGCTGGCGATGACTTTGACCTAGACATTGCAGAGAAACTAACCTGTAGCGCAATAGACAGACTTATCGCAAGTTCACCTAATTCACACACAGCATTGCTATTAAATCTTGGTGATATGTTCCATGCAGACAACCAAAAGAATATAACGGCTTCAGGTCATCAGCTAGACGTAGATGGTAGATGGGCAAAGGTGCAGCAAGTAGGTTTACGTGCTATGCTTTACTGCCTAAAACGATTGCTTGAGAAGCACCAGAAAGTGGTCTTCCGTATTAACAAAGGAAATCACGATGGCCATTCATCTTACGCACTAGCATTGATGATTAGCTGTTACTTTCATAACGAACCACGTATGGAAGTTGATTTGTCACCATCAGTATGCTGGTACTACACGTTTGGTAAGGTCTTAATAGGTTCTACGCATGGCGATACCGTTAAAGGTAAAGATATGTTGTCTATTATGGCAGCAGACAAGTCTGAAGAATGGGGCAAGTCTAAGTTTAGGTATTGGTATGTTGGCCACGTACACCATAAAGACGTCAAAGAGTATCACGGTGGCGTAGTAGAGTATTTTAGGACATTGGCTGCTAGAGATGCTTGGCATCAAGGACAAGGATACCGTGCTGGTCGTGATATGTGTTCAATCATACTGCACAAAGAATACGGTGAAATAGAACGTCACACCTGCGACATAGGAATGATTAACGATTAAATAACGCAGCTTCAGCCTTACGTCTGAAATCTAAACCTTTAAGAACTTTGCCACCAGCTTTGTTATATTTAAGTAGGCTTTGTAAAGCACCTTCTTTATCGCCACGATTAATCTTTTGACGGAGTTTGCTTCGCTGAAGTGTGCCAAGACCAAGATTAAAGCTAAAGCTAACAAGGCTGTCAAACATACCTTGTGTAAGTTTTGCAGATATGTAGCGTTCAACCCCACGTTCAAATCTGTAGACATCCTGAGCCAGTAATGCGTCAATTTCAGCTACCGTAAACTTACGATTCCAGCTATCAGGCAAAACAATACCGTCACCAATAAGATGCCCGCACCCAACAGTCCAGAGTCCAGCAGGACAACGATACGGTTTAAGTCTGATACCTTCATAGCGTTTGATTAAATCCAAACCTTGTTGCGATATTTTCATTTTCTGTCTTTATCATGTTTTTCTAAAATACGAATTCTGACATTTAACTCACCTATCTTTGTATTTAGTTCTTCTTTTAGTTTATTACGTGCTTCAGCAGACAATGGGCTATCTGTAGGCACACCCTGCGCGGTTATTAATGCCGGCATTTTAGAACGAATATCTACCAATTCATTTTGCATGGTATTAACGCTTGAAATCATCCAACCAACTGCTGCAACCATTGCAGGGAATATCATTGGAATAAGTTTACCTGGCTCCATATTAATTCCTATTTAGCAAATGCACGTGTACCAAAGTGAAACGCTACGATTGATGCCCAAACGGTTTGCATATCGTCAGACCACAAAATACGCATTGCATCGTGATAAGTTGCGCCAGTATGAATAGCATAATAAAAACCAAATAATTCTACAAAAACCAATAAACCAAACAAACCAAAAGTAATGGCAGGGCGAACCATCGCACGTAAGTTGATAACCCAAGTAGATGCGCCTTTACCGATTTGGATGTCGTGATTATATAAGGCAACTCTTTCTTCACCTGCGACTTGCGTTTGTATTTGGTCATATTTAATCTCCTCTAGGTCTTTTTGAAGTACATAACCAGCTTTCTGTAATTCTAGCTGTTGCGTCATCTGCAATTGAGCCATAGCTAGTTCGTGCTTATTATCAGACTTGTTTTGAAAGAAGTCTAATATCTTAGGCACACCACCAGTTAAAAAAGATACAAGTGTAGTAAGTAAAGTAAACATATTTTATCCATCCAATTCAGGTCGTTCGTTAATCTGCATTGCTAAACCATCTATATCCTCAAAGATACATACCTCAGACAAGTCATCTAGGAATATAACTAACTCGCCATCAAAGATACCTACTTCTTCTATGGTCTTGCCAATCATGTGTTCAAAGTAATCTTGTGCGCCACCAAATAAGTTATGCACGGTCATAATTGACTCCAATTAAATCACCAGAGTCTATCATTTCATGTGTTAGTTCGTCTTCCGCTAAACAGTTATCACACCGCGATTCATCGCCTTGTTCGTTAATGATAAAAGCCTTACGGCAATGGTCACATAAACAAATGCGATTAATCATAGTTTGTTTCATTTTATTACCCAGCCATGTGCAGCAGCGTAAGCATACAAAAACATACCTAAAGCAACAGATGTGATGCCTCGCAATGTCCATTTGCCAACTGTAGCAAACTGTTTGTCTAGCCACTCTGAGATAGCTTCTTTAAATGCTGCCTTGTGCAGTTCTTTCTGTTCTTCTGGTGTCATAAACATTCCTATGGTTTAGTTGGGTAAGTTACATCAAATGGAAAGCCTTCCTGCGCTGTAATATCACGCAACTCTTGGCGATATGTAGCCCATGCTAACTTAGCCTCGTCTGTCAGTACAACGTCTGCTAACTGAGTCCAATCACATTCAGCAATTAAACTATTTCGTGTAGCACGAACTGATTTAGCTTGTTCAGCGTCTTTTGCGGCAATACCATCTGCATCTAAATCGC